GTGTAGGTCGCATTTTAAGAACTGAGTGCACTGCACCAGATGATGTATACCCATCCCCTACTACAAGCTTTTCATGGTCACTTGCATTTAACACCGACTCCACAAATGTCTTAATGTTTTCTTTACCTTGTCCTGACTTTGCAATACCCATGAAATACATAGATGAAAAGTTGTTCATGTTTGTTCTATAAATACGTCCACAGGTTACACTTGCTAATGCTAAGGCACCTACTAAAGACAGCTCTGGCTGTGGCACTTGTGCTATATCCTCACAAAACTTAAACATATCTTTGAGTAACCCAGGTGGATTGAATAGATCTCTAGGTTTGTGTATGGTTTCACTTGCTTGCACAAACAAAGGTGCGATTTGATTTTTTCTATCATGTGTGCTTTTAACACTTGTAACTACTCTTTCAATCTCTTCTTGTGGTAATGGTGGATTATTGTTTTTGTTCCAGTTTTGTAGAAAGATCTTTACAAACTCAATGTTAACATTTTTAGATATTAGATAGCCAGCTATTCTTGCGGCCTCATCATTTCTTGATCCTTCTAATACACCATCTAATAGGAAAGGTGCTGTTTGCACGCTTGTTTCGGTCTTTGGCACTCCAGTTATCTTTGCAAACTCTATCTCGGTGAAGTCTGGTAGATCTGTGTGGTCATTTATTTTCCAATCTGGAAACGTAATAGGTTTATATATTTGTCCGTTAGCATGTCTGTTCCAAGGTGCAATAATTAATCCACCCACACCTCTAATATCTATTAATCTTTCAATGGGTGTCTCTGGAGTTCTCCTCGTAGCAAAGGTGGTGTAGTTTTGTGGGTTGTTGTAATAGTAGTGCATACCTTTACCAGTAACAACTTTGAAAGGACAAGGTGGTAGATTGTTCTCTACCCAACTCATAGCCTCTGGAGAATCTGCATCTACGACAATAAACTTACCGCAAACAAGAGCAACAACTAAATTGTCTCTGCCCTCAAACCATGACTTTACAAGGTCTCTAGTGGGTCTTTGCTGTTTATATTGCTCCCAACCTTTTAGAAAAGGTGGTGGCTTTTTGTTAGATCTTTGTAATGGAACAACGTTATAACCTTCGTCATAGTAAGCAAGTGCTTGCTCTAAGGATGTGTCGTCCTCAGTAATATTAAGCTGAAACACACTAATCTTCTGTTTCTATAATTTCAGATATTGGCCCATATATAGACTCGTAATCTAATCTCCCATCAGTTGCTCTTATAATTTTTTTAGCTTGATTGACAGTTGGATTTCTATAGCCATATCTCCAAGACTTGACAGCGGCCTCTGAGCACCCAAACTGTTTTGCAGATTCTCTTTGTCCCAAAAACTCTATATACTCTCTAAGTGTATATCTTTTGACTTTTCTTGTGGTGTGATTTGGTTTGATTCCCATAGTTTCTAATTCCTTAAGTTTTTCTGTTGCTAAACTCTTTGTACGAAAAAAGAAATTTGCTTGCCAAGTAATGTTCTCTTGCTTGATATTCTCCATTTGCTTCTCCTGTCATCATATTGTAAAAAAATAAATTTTACACATGGTAACGATTTAGTGTATAATCGTCAAGTAAATTTATTTAGGAGAAAGTATGGAACTATCAAAAAGAATCGTATCTCCGCAAAAGCTTGTGCAAAATCAAGGAGCAAAAATCTTGGTGTATGGCATGGCTGGAGCGGGGAAAACAACCCTAGCAAAAACATGTCCTGGACGAGTGCTTGTCATAAGTGCAGAGGCTGGCTTACTTGCAATCAAGGATGCCGACAATGTTGATGCTATTGAAGTGAAAGAAGCCTCAGAAGTCATGGAGCTTCATGATGCTTTGAAGTCTGGCGAACTACAATATGACACAGTTTGTTTAGACTCAGTATCTGAGATAAGTGAGATCTTATTAAATTGGGAGAAGTCTAGAAGTAAAGATCCTAGAATGGCATATGGTAATGTCCAAGATTCAGTGGGTAATCTCATGCGTGCATTTAGAGATCTACATATGCACGTTTTATTTCTATGTAAAGAAGCCGTTATTAATGATGATGGTGTTCTTAGACACGCACCAAAAATGGTTGGTCAACAGCTTGGTGAAACTGTCACCTATTTCTTTGATGAAGTGCTTGCATTACGCATCATAGAGGATCAAGACGAGGAAGGCAGAAACACAAGAAACAGATGGTTGCAGACCGTCTATGGTCAGGGATACAAAGCAAAAGACAGAAGCGGTAAGCTGGATGATTTTGAAAGACCTGATATAAGTGCCTTGATTGAGAAGTTAGGGTTTTCATTAACAAATATTACACAGGGGGAATCTAATGAGTGATTTTAGTGATGTCGAGTTTTTCGACAATTTACAAGAGCAGTCCACTGGCACACCAGTTGCACCAGAGGGCGAATACAATGCAAAGATTATTGATACTGACAAGTACAAATCTCCAGCAGGAAACTGGACTTTAAAAGTTACGTTTCAAATTGCTGGGGGTAAGTATCGTGACCATAATGAATGGTATAACCTATGGGCTACTGATGAGAAAAACAAACGCATAAGCACTGAGATTTTTACTAGGCTTACTAAAGCTGTTGGGTATAAAAAGTATCCAGAAAATCACAGTGACTTTGTAGGCAAAGGCCTTAGGTTATCGCTTGGTAATGTCGATGACACCTTTACTAATAATGAAGGTAAAGAGATAACTGCTAAGAAAACAAAGATCAGGTTGTATCTACAGAGTGAAGACTCAGATATGACTCCTCCGAGGGAGAATATCCCTACTATGTGATAAAAGGGGCGCAAGCCCCTTTTTCTTATCTATCGCTATCTGTAATGGCTATGTAAGCCAAGGGTAGGACAATACTCAAGGCAAGTATTATTACAATGGTTTTTATTGATGTAATCACATGTTCACCATTTTGTTTCTTAGGTATGATAAATAAAACATTGCTTTATCAAGATCTTCTATGTTTGCGTTTTTATGATCCTCACGCCAAACATACTTAATAACCTGTCCTTTACAATACCCTTTAAACTCAATAAAAGACAAAGCTGATTCTATGGCTTCTAAACACTCAACTTTGCCTTTAGTGTAATGTGGTGGGTTGTTAACGTTATCAGTCATTTTTAGCTTGTTCCTGCTTTATTTTTTTCTTATACCATAATACTTTTGGTGCGTCTTTTGAATTTGCGCGCTTTTCGTAAAGATTGATCAACTTTTGATAATATTTAATTTTATCTATCATTTTGATCCTCTCTATAAAAATTGCCAGTATTCAGCTCCACAACGTTTGGACTGTTATAAATAGTAGCAGGCTTACCAGCTAACACTTTGTTGTAATCTTCTAAGTAATCGCTAAGAAAGTTCCAACCAATCTCCATGTCAGCATGGTTCATTTTAAATACTTTGCTTGCATATGGTGGTTTCTTTTCTTGTGCCACAAATACAAAGTCTGCAACCTTGAAACCAGCACGCTCAAAGCCACGTTTATACCATGCGGCTTGTAGATCATACGAGTAACGCCTTACCGAATTGGTAAACCCCCTTACCGAGCAATCACTCGTTGTTTTATAATCTACAAGCACTATGGCATCTTCCCCAAAAGTATTATCAAACGCATTGCACACAACATCTGCTCGTGTTTTACACAATAGATCTTGTTCATACCAATAGATCGATACTTCTTTTGATGACTTAAAAACTTGTGGATAGTCTTTATTTGGGCGTAAGTAAGGCTCTGCCTCTTGCACCAAACTGTTATTCATACTGTAAATAGTATCCCTTTGCTCTTCTGTTATCACTGACAAACCTTTTTCAAGACTATCTTTCTTCAGTTGTTTGTTGGTATTCGTGTAAGGCGATCCTGTGATAGTAACAACATCACTAAAGAATGCGGCTTCACCCTCAACAATCAATGAATGTGCAGCTGAGCCAAACATCATTGCAGGTGTTTGCTCAACCACTTCTTCTAATGCATGTAGCTGACTCTGACTAAATCTTCTTATGTTTGATGAAGATATACCAGGGCCATTGTGATACGTGTTGTTATCAAGGTTAGGAAAGTAAGCTACATCCCCTATGATTACATGCTCAAAGTTTTCTAACATATCTGGTATCTTC